AGTGCATCTCAATCGCCACTTGCTGTGGGGGATAGGGTTTGAAATACACACACCCTGGTTCTGAGTAGTCTTTCAGATCAATTGGAGGAATTTTTCGTGGTTTTGGCATCTTTTTTCTCCTTTGGATATTTAATTGCTCGTATACCTTTTTCCATCATTTCTAATTGCCGTTCAAGGGATTCTTCTTCTGTAGAATCATCCCCGAGTTTTAGTTTGGGATCGATTCGCCAACATTTAGGGCTTATCACAACATCAACTTGACTTGTGTTCGCTTCATCTACTACAGTGTGCCCCTTTGCAATAAACTTTTTAATAGCTTCGCTATGAAATATCCAATCATCCGTACATAGAATTGTCAATGGTTTACTATTCCTTCCCATCCTTTTTCCTTTCCACAATTGGCCTATACTTTTTAATATCCTTCAACATACGTTCCAAGCATTCTACTAATCCTATAAATGTATCTGATTCAGGATATATTTTATGTTCTGTCCATGACTTCAAATCAGGAAAATATTCTACAACCCCCCATTTAGCTTCTTTCGTCATTACGTCATATGTTTTGTGAGCCCTATAATGCCATCCCATTCCACCACCTCCTAAGCTTTGAATAACTGCCCTTCCACAACTGCACTATAATTGATAATAGGAACAGGCACCACAAATACAACCCCAGAAGGAAGCAGATAACCAACACCAAAACCAAGAACCCAATCACGACAGGCACGCATGCGATGCCGATAATCAATCCGACGATAATCGCCAAGCCATCCAAAACTCGCTCCCACATGATACCCACCTCCTACAATGAAACCATTCGCTCGCCCCTTGGTGATGCCAATTTCGCTCCGCGATACCATGACCCACATTCTTGGCACTGGAACCGTGGATATTGCCCTGCTTGAGATATCGCATAACCACGTCTTTGATACCGTGAGGAGCCACAATTTGGACAAACTTTTCCTGGGTGATGGGCTGAATAATTTGCATGTGTTTTGATCCAAGGAAGAAGCTTATAATACAATTTCTCAAGAATCATTACATCATGCTTGTTATATGATTCCATTTCTTTCCAGCATCCCTGATCATTATTCATGCAGCCTAACCAGAGTTCATGCCCTCTATGCTTGACCTTTGCCCCTAATTTAAGCGCCTGAACAACATAATCAAGTTTGTTTGATGTAAACTTAAACTGGTTTCTAGCAATCCTCAAAAGATCAATTTCTTTTGAAGGGGAAGGGCGTATCATGTCATGGAGAAGAAATTCTTTATTAAGTGTGGGAATATCAAATCGTGTTCCATTATAATGCACTATGGCATCTGCCTGGTCAAGCATCTTATGGATAGCCCTGAGCATATCTTTACGAAATCGCCCTCCCTTCCCATAAGAACGTCTCCAATAGATGGTATCCTCGCCAAGCCACTTAGCCGCCCAACAAAGTACGTAACTACTCTCAAGAAGTTGATTAATCCCCACATTTTGGTCAAATAACCCCCAAATATGGGCTGTATTAGGGGAAGTCTCGATATCGAGCATTAGAATTTTCATCTATTTCTCGCACCAAGTGAGGAGTTTTCTGAATGTGTCAACCACCGTTGGTATTTTCTTCGTTCCTCCTTGGTCATAATTTTTTCACTCGTCCATCGTCATACATAATCTTAAAAGATGCCGGAAACGGAATCATCCTGCTATTGATCAATCGTGGCTGTGTGACCACAGCCTGTATTCGAGGTAACAGAGATTCAACACGATCAGTAGGAACAGAGAACCACATACTATCGTGCATCCCATAGACAAATTTTGCCTCCTTCACTTTCTCACACACTTCTACAATCGTCAAATTATAGAGATCAGCCCCACCTGCTTGAAGAGGATAATTCCGCATTTCATTCAGGGGTAACTTCGCAAAGGAATCAGCCCAATAATACACCCTCCGACCCCCACCCCATGATCGAGTGATACGAGTCTTTTCACCATCTTTCATGATTTGTTGAAACCATGAACGTAATTCAGGGTCACTATTCAAGAGGACTTGGGCAGCTTGTCCAGCAATGGCCGGATTGATTCCCATTCTTGTTGCCTTTTGTTGGGCATTATACGCTTTTTCTGTGTGGTCATAGTTGATTTCGTAGCGGACTTGCTTAGCGAAAATGCGTCGTGGATCTTCTTTGCCACCCCAATTGTGAGCATCCCGCCAACCACAGTCGACGCTGGAACTGTGGGGGTTTCCACGATCTGTTGGATACGCCCATCCGTAAAGATCACAGACGAAGGTAGTATGGATGTCTTCGTTTGCTGTAAAAGCTCGTTCAAGGACTTTACTTCCGCTTTCCCCCCACTGGATCCGTGGTTCTTGGGCATCCCAATCGAACCCGATCCAACAGCACCCTTCATCAGGCATGACAGTATCTCTGAGGTAGTCTGGGAAAGTCGCAAGAGCAGGGTTTGTAGTGGAATGTCGGCCTGTAACTTGCGTATGGAAATTGATTTGCGGATAGACCCTTCCAACGCCTGATAATGCTCCCAGATATCCTGACACGATTTTTTCATTTTTCGCATACATCGTCCTTAGTTCGAGGAGTGGATGCGCACCTTGGGAGGTCCGCTGGTGTATGTAGCTAACGGAGAATCCTTCCCTGTCTTCTTGATCAGGATCGAATGGGAGATACTTTGCACGACTGACGGAGAGAGTATCTTGATCCATTGATCGTAATCTAAGACCCTCGCCAGACCCCAGATAACCCATAAGTTGTCCATAGGATCCGAGGTTGATAGGAAATCCGCAGTATGCTTGGGCAAGGACGGAGGCGGCTTGCGAGAGGGTTTCGTGTTCTGGTATGGCTTCTGCAACCCGTTTCTGGTTGACTCGGATACCTTCTTTTTCTCGTTCGAGTATAAGAGGGATGAGTTTAAGGTTTTGTCCTCGGTATTTTTCTTCACACTTCTTTTCATGCTTAAATTCCTCCTTCAAGGCTTCCCAGATCCACACCAGATCGATACAATCCCCCCAATGGTAGAGTAGGATATTCTCTTTAGAGAGATGTTTTAACTTGGGGTACTTTCCATAAATGGAAGCCACAAATTCAAAATCATGGGGCATATCAGACCACAAGACCGCATGGGCTTGCATGGGATCTTCTATTCGATCAGGGATATCATGAAGATTATTCTCAAGAATAGGAAGATCCGCCTTGGCATTCCAGAACCCCATCTTAACCTTCCGGCACAGTTGGGGCCAATACCTCATAAAGATAGCTCGCTCGACACTGGTCGCACTTCCATGTACCCATTCGAGCTGGAAACCCCGCACCTTCGATAACTTGGAGTTCGGTGTATTCGTCAATTCCTTCGAGGGGGAAGCAAGCCACGCAGCGCCAACATGGGTGAGAAGCCCCTTGGAGGGGATATATTCGGTATCGACCATGATCTCTGGTTGACATAACGCCTCATCTAATAGGCGGATAAATTCTCCCCGTGTGGAGGGGGAGGCAATACATTGTTGTGGGATGGGTGAGGGATAATCACCCGACCGGATTGACTTAGTTTTTTTCCAGTCAAGACGAGTAACAAAACGAAGATGGGGATCACGATACAAATCACCCAAGTCACTCGTCGCGTACACTTGGCATTGTCCTTCAAGTAAAGGTTTAGGCCCACAAAATCCCCTCCAATCAATCAGCGGCAGAGCGGACCCCTGAAGAACTCTCCAGGGGTCCTCACCAATTGTAATCAGCAGTTGACACTCATCTGAGATAGTGAGGTGCGTACTGACACAATGATGTTCTGCTGCGAGTTGAGTATCCCAAGGTAATTTCCCTGGAGCATGACACTTGAGGATATGATGGAGGGAGACATCCTCTCGTTTGAGGGAGGCAGATGGAAGATAGGTATTGGTGAGTAACCACCCCGCTGAGCCAATAAAGGGCTTAGACGGCACTGTTTCATAGAGTGGCTGACCTTTTCCAGCATACCCAACGAGGTGTCTCCCTTGAACATCCTCCTTCGAAGGCATATACCCCAAGACTGCCACGGTAGAAGGACGCTCTTCATCAGGGACAAAGCCATAACTTTCCTTATAGAGAGGGCATCCTTTACACGTATCAGGTTTCTGATTCATATGGGCCCCAGGTTGGATTCGAACCAACGTACCCAGCTCTTGAGTTTCAAGTTGTGCCTGGTGACGATTTTACCGTTATCCATGGTTCACAGAGACCATCAAGCCTAAATGCCAGCACCTCACCATCGGTATCTGGGGCATTCATCTAAAGAGCCTTCACCTCATTCAAAACATTATACACTTCATCTTTATTTTCAGGTTTGAAGTTTGATATTCTATACTTCAATCGTGTTACCTTTGCTTGTTCGAGAGTAGTCTCAAAAGATTCACCACACGTTCCAGTAAACCCTGCCATATCTACAGCTACATTATACTTATTACTTTTCTTTCCTTTTTCTGTAAGCAAAAGATCAGGAGTCAATTTAAACCATGCTGATTTTGATTCCCCATAGGCAGGGCAATCGTAAAAACGTATACCCACATTATACATCTGCTTATCGCGCCAATCTATTGGAGTTTTTTCATTTTGCTCAATAAGATTATATGAAAACACGAGTCCTTCCCATGTACCTGGAGGGACAACTTTCTCCTCGGCTTTTTCCTTTTGGCGAGCTAAAAATGCTTCTGTTGATACACCCTTAACTTCTTCCATCAAGCTCATAATAGAACCTCCTTATTGTTTAGATAAATACTCCACAACGCCCACCACAAATATACCAAACACCAACACCGCCACAATTTCAATAATCATCCTATAGAAATACCCTCCCTTCGTTGATCATTTTCTATCTCCCCTTCGACTATTTTCAAACTTATAAATTCAATCAATTTTGGATGTAACGTGATCAAATCTCTCACAATGTACGGGGAATGGGTATTACAGATTTTGTACCCTTCTTCTTCGTCTTCTGACGTATCAACAAACATTTCCCACCGTACACGCTCCATCAATGCCCGTGCTCCAAATGGCTGACCTGCATTTGCTTTTGCAAGGGCAAACCCTTCAAAAAGCCTCATAATTCCCCTTGCATAGGAACAGGTACCTAACCATGTTCGATATTTCTCTTCATTCACATTTCGTCGCGGACCTTTCAAAAGGTGATTCCACTCCACATCATCATTTAATTTTGGATAGAGCATAATACCCCCCTTTCCTATCCTAAAAGAATCTCCTTCAACTTTCCCCAATCCGCTGGTATCCGTACAGGTACCTTCTCCGCCTTCTCAGGAGCTGTACGAATCCCAATCCCCATCGCGTCCTCAGTTTGTCGCAATTGCCATATTGGACGCCCTCCTTCCACGTATTGGTAAATGATATTCATTTCACCCACCACTGTCTGCTGCATCTTACCCATATAATCAGGATAAATAGACTTCTTTTTAGACCCCTCAATAGGGCTTTGTTCACGGGCACTCCAAGCGAGCCAGATGACCCATTCAACATGTTGGCTGTAAATACCTTGTTGAAACCATTTCAGGAAATCAGAAGAAGCAAAATCCCATGCTTTCCATCCATCTGCTGGATGTTTTTGTTGCCCCGCCATTCGACACACATCAAACGCTTTATGAGCCCCATCAAAAATCAAATGCTTGATGGATTTATCAGCCAATAACTTTGCGGATTCAACACGAATATCATTCCATATCCCCATGTAGTCAATCTTATCATTTGTGGTATCGAGAGGATCAAATAGGAGTACTTTCAAATTCTCACGAGGGGTGAGAATATCAGTATGTTTTTCTCCTGGTAGACCGACAATTGTGGTAGGACCATCCTTCGCCAACCATGATGCTACTGTAGTTTTCATCCCATACGGTGGTCCTACAATTTGTAGTCGTTTAGCACCGGCAGCGGATTCACCTGGTTTCTTTTCGTGAAGTGGCATTTATTTATTCCCCTTTCAATTCCAATACAGCAGAATAGAAAAAATCTTCAATGACGGGATCAGTAACCATCCTGTATGAATGCAAACGATACCCATTCTTAAATGCCAAATTTAGATTAGTTTCCAAATTAGACGCTGAACTCGCAGTCACAATCTTAAAATGTTCCATCTTAAACCCCCTTATTGATCTTGATGTAATCTAAACCCATCCTTGATTCATCCAACCCATATCGTATACACGCATCTTCATACACACACGGACCATATTCATTCCGATGGGGAAAGGTTTTCCCAGGAACAAGTGTGGGTGATTGGATGAGCAGCGTTCGATTCATAGGTTCTGTCAATAACTGGGCATCTCTCAGCCACACTTGTTTCTCCTGATCAGTGACATTCACTGTACGTACAACGATTTTGGGGTCAATATGACGTTTATCCTTTCGTGGTTTCAAGACGACGAGGATAATACCAAACATATCTGTCTGTGTCAAGGTGGTGTAGGTATACTTCTGTTCTCCGTTGAAGTGTTTCTCAAATTCCTTGTCTAACCACTTCTCTTCCATTTCTCCAAACTTCACCTTGTAATCAAATACAATCCCTCGGCCATCAGGTTGTTTCACTAGAACATCTAGTCGGGATTTTCCAGCATGGGGAAACTCTATTTCAGCCCCGATAATAGCATACTGTTTAAGGGGATTGATTCGATAGAGTAGACGGATACCCTGTTCCACTAAAGCGGGAAGGGAATCAGCAAATTCACGATCTTTGGCATGGCTCACAATACGCCCATAACGAGCCATCTTCCCCATTGCTTCTTCAAGTTCTGTCAATCCAATCTTGACATAGTAATCAGCATCTTTATTCACTAATGTCATAATATCATTATTCCATCGCTCCATCGCTTTTCCAATCGCAGCTCCACCCATCCCACATAATTCAGGATATGTAATAAGAGAAGAAACCCATCCATTTTTCCTAAGCCAGAGCTTACGAGGACAGAAACAGTATTCTTCACGAGATGAGGGGCTATAGATATACATATGACACTCCTTTTTCACCTACTATAGCATTCCCCAGAAAATAATGCTATAGTCCGACATATGAAAACACTCACACTTGATGAATATGCGGATCTCCCCGAAACAGATTCTTCCTATCTCATTGATAAATTTATCCCGTGTCCTGGCCGGGTTCTTTTAGTAGGCCCACCCAAAAAAGGAAAATCCTACCTCGGCCTTCAAATAGGACTTGCTGTAGCTAAGGGAGAACCCTTCATGGGTCGTCCATCGAAAGCTGCAAAAGTCCTCTATTTACAATATGATACCCCACATGGCTTATGGCTGAAACGACTCAAAGACCTTCGTAAAGCAGGAGTCACATTTCATCCTAATTTTGTAATGATTGATCCCATCGAAGCGAAAGGCTCCCTTGATATCACGACAAAACCAAGTGATATTCAATACTTACAAGATGTTGTTTCAGAAATTCAACCGAAACTTGTCATTATCGATACGTTAAGAAAGGTCTTCAGTGGGGATGAAAATAGTAGTGATGTCGGAGCTACGGTATTTAACACCTTAAATGAGATATTCAAGGAACAAGCGGTTATTTATATCCACCACACGCACAAATTATCACCACCTCCTGGTCAAAAAATCCAGCATAAGATATCCCCTGTTGATTCTGTAAGAGGATCGTCCTTCTTTAGTGGAGAAGTCGATGCTGTATATTTATTGTATGGAAAGTATCTTTCGACAGACTGTCGATTTGATGAATCAACAGAGTATCATGTAGAGAGAGATGAGATTACAAAACTGTGGGTCTTTCCAGATACCGAGAAGATTTCCAAGCAGGAAGTAAAGGTACGAGAACTATGGGCCTCGAAGAAGTGGGAAAATTGGCTCGTGTTTCGTAAGCATATCACCCATACCCTTGTCACGATCCCCGATCATTTGATGAGTCGCCTCGAAGAAGAATTAAGCCCTTCTTCCGTAGTCTCTTCTTTACCTCTAGGAGAATCTGACCCACCCGAGTCTTAGAAACATTAAGAGTCTTTGCTATAGCTAATTGAGGACACCCATCTAAATGCCATTCAATAATTTGCATTTGTTTCGCAGTTAACCCAGATCGTAATTCATGAAAATGTTCTAGTAAAAATTCAATATCCGTTTGTTTTCCTTCCTCTTCTAAATACTTTTCAATTGTAGGACTTCTCGGATCATACGCCACTAAAGCGGTTCGATTGAAATTCTTCTGCTTGAGTTGCTTATGCCTCCCCTTCAAATGTCGCATCATAATTTGAATATACGTCATAGGAGACTTATTAAAGTTCACATTATGATAGCCCTCTAAGAGTAGTAGAAGGGTATCTTGAAGAAGTTCCTGTGCCCAGATCTCATCTCCTCGTGTTTCATAACGAGCAATTTTGACAAGTTTTTTGTATTGTGTTTCTATGAGTTCATGGCACTTTCTTGTGTATTCTTCCTTGTCTTGTCCGTTTGGCATCTTCCCTGGTAAGGGATTCATATTCCGTGGTGGCATCGTCAATTAACTCCTTCGGGATATAGTGAACAAATCCAAACATATCATGTCCCTGTCGCCTGCATTCATCAAGAAGTTTTTTGATTGCTTTCATACTCTTCCTTCCAACAACACCCATCACAACCGTGAATGTCAGCATATGGTGAGGGATTTTGCTCTAACCAGACTCGATTAGGATGCCCTACACCATGTTTACATAAGTTTTCTACTACCCCATTTTCACGGAAGATTTGTAGAATTGCCCATTTCGGTTGAGGCCATTTCTTCTGTGATTTCTTCTTTACTTTCATGATTTTGCCACTTCTTGTGCCGTAGAAATCTTTTCAAACATCCGATGTCCACAATTGATACATTTCCACATCGTATCGTGTTCTTTGAGAGAGTGCTTAAAGGGTAATCGTTCGCTGATTACAAGGCCGTTACATTTAATGCAGTTCATGATTTTTTCCTTTCAATAATAAAACAAGGTCCGTTGTGAAGGTGGTTGATCTTACGGATACGATCAGATGAGCGAATACATTGATACCCTTCACCGTTATAAGAAATCACCCGTCCACCATTTACAGTGTATTCATCAGTCACATCCTCCCATTCCTCCGGCGGCTCACAGAGGCGATATTCGGATTTTGGATATACAAAGCAAACTGGATGATCTAGTCCTGTATAGACTAACCAATAATCAGGGTATTCCGTGTGCACTTCCCACTTCTTCCCCTGTCCTGAGATATGTTGTACGTATTGTTTCATACTCCCCCCATTTTTCGCAATCGAGTGTAAAAAGCCGTATACCCGATTGCAAAGGTTGCCTTAAAGTGCTCAATCATTTCCCCTGTCTTCATTCCATCTTCTTTCATCCGTTTATAGAGAATCTCAAACGCTTTCAACTCCGCTTCACGATAGGACTTAATCCCATATTCTTCTTGAATATTTCGTACTTGGGACCACCAGAAATCATTCCCCACAATAATCATCTTCTTTCCACCTTTCTGCTTCTTCCATTATGCGTTCCATATAAATGAGCCATTCCGCTTCTGTAATCGGCTCACCGTTCAAATAATCAATCATATCATTCTTCGCATCTTTGATGTACGTAAGCATATTTTACCCCTTTATTGACACGTAACCGTGCAGATATTACTAATACAGCATTGGGTACACGTCCTGATCGATCCATCAGGATTAAATTGAGTGAAGACGATACACGTTAAGAGAAACCATCGGATCCAGTTCATAATACATCTCCTTCTAGTTGTTTCAATTCTCGTTTGATGTGAAGCAATTCAAGTAAAATTCCACCAATTTGTTGTTCAATTGATTCTACGTTCGCATATTTTTTAGGACGGGCACACAAATCTTGACCTATGACCATCTCAAGTAATTTCTCACTCGCCTGAATTCGTTCCAAGGCCTTCTGGATATCCACACATCACCTCGATAAAAGGTTATACACCACAAAGGCAATCAGGCAGACAAGAACAAATAAATTGACCCCAAAATCTGGAGGAGCAATATTCGTACTGTGTTTCATGGCTGAACCCTCCTACATTCATATTGCACCCGCATGAAATCCTGTGTCAACCAATCTTGAACTTGTTCGCCTGCCTTTTGACATTCTCCATATGAGGAATATTGATAATCCTTCATAGGGTCATTATGTAAAACAACAGGATGTGACACCCCGATTACTGAGTACAACGTGATAATGAGGATGTACATGATAATTTCTCCTTTGATTGGTTATATTGTTTCCTGGCTTCAAGTTCAATCCACGCTGCAACGAATGCGGGGCAAATCGTTTGACAATTCGCACTATAAGCGACCCCATCGTTATTGATATCTAGAAGCACTTCAAACGTGACAACTCGATCGATCCTTTCAGCCATATCAAATCTCTCCTTCCAGGTCATGAGGAAATCATATACTGCCTGTGTCTGGAGCCATTGCTCAACCATAAAAGGGACATGATAATTGACAACGGGAATAGGTTCAATGTCCCCATTTTGGAGTTTATTGATATAAAATTCAACCGGAACACGCATTTCCTTCATGACTTGGGTATGCACATCCATAGTCATTCTCCTTCCTGTAATAATAGAATCGCACGATATAATTGATCTGATGAGCGATAGACTTCAATTCCTTCTGGGCCTGGCCGTATTAAAGTACCTAAATGAATCAGATACTTCTGAGCAGCTTGCATCACAATAGTCATCGCTTCTTCACGAGTCATATTAGAATTCATAATAGCCGCCCATAGAAAGCATATCTTGACCATGATTTGTGAGATCTAACCCCCTCCCGTTGCTCATATGATCATATCCTATTTTCACCCCATACCTAGCATACTGTAGCATAAATGATACTCCCCCATTCCATTTTGTAAGTTGGCGGATATGTGAATCAGGGTGATGGGTATTTGAATAACCTAACCCTCCATGTAATTGTCCTATAATTGTCAAGTTTTGAATTTTATAGGACACCCCATATTGTGGCCCCACTTGCACCCATGCAGAACCATAAGCGATTCTTCCTCCTAATCCGTCCTTACAAGATTGTACCTCCACCATAGGCCCTGAGATATCCTGTGAGGTATGCCAAGACGTTTGAATGGTATGGCTATACCCGAAAAGAATAATAGGGGCAAGACAAAGGAATGTCATAAAAGAACCTCTCGCACGTCCGACGAATCATACACGTCCTCAAAATGCGCCCACTCGTCAATATCCCGCCGTGCTGTATGCCGATCTGGATCAAATTGTATCTTATTTGAGCGATGCTCTTGAATCCAATCCGCAAGTAATTCTTCAACCCACAGTATCGGGGTTGTTTCTGCTTGCTTGGCGAGTTCGTGAATCCTTCTTACAAGAGTACGATCACGAATTTCAACCACTTCCCGCGGTTTTGCTTTGTTCTTTCGCATACATCCGCATGATGTAGATGACCCCTTTTTCATAGATTCAAGGCGGATCACCTTTTTTACTCCACACACGCACTGCACCATCCAATATGGTTTCTTGTGTTTACTAGAAACCCCTATTTCTTCCAGCAAAGTCAATTGACCAAATTGCGCACCGGCTTGTACTTGTTGTTTCATTTTCATACCCTCCTTTGTAGTGATTGTAATGTTTCGATAGTCATAACATTTGCGTAGGCTTCACAGACAAGACACCATGCTCGTTCGATAGATGCTGTCATGCCCTCTCGATATAATTGATAGGCATAACAAACCATCTTGATATACCGTTGTTCCCCTTCCAGTTTCAGCAATTCAGCGCCCATTTCCATCAACCATTGCGTCTCCGATGGTTTCAACATATCCCATTCGTTGAGACAGTCCATGTGTATTTCTCCTTCATTTAGATTGTAAGTTTTTCGACTTCCCTAGCAGCCTTTCCGCATATGGACGACGCTGTATTCCATTGTTTTACCAATGCACGATCTTGCCAGGCGGACTCGATATGTGCTGATTTCTCTTGGCACATGATTTCCAACGAAACCAAGATATGTAACAGCCCATGGCGATCAACCAAAGGCTCCAAGATATCAGATACCAAATCGACTTTTTCAGTGTTCATTGTGTTTCCTCCCTTATCAAAGAATGTTGAAATACAAAACAATATCCCGTCGGTGTTCCTCCACCTATCAATTTTCCTTCCCATTTCATCTTATTGCACAATTGCCTGGCAGCATACATATGTGCTTGCCCTTGTGTCCTCTTCCCATCCCCCGCACATTCTGACCAACTCACCGTGATATTGTTTCCTCCCTCCGTATAGGCTTTGATTCATGTTGGCTTGGTATTTGTGCATGGAATAAATTTTGTGAGAATGGCTTTCATGGTCTAGACCCCTTTCTCGATGGTGGCGAGGAGTTGCTGGGCATTATGCACGGTCTGTTTGTCTCCAATCCCCATTTCTTGATAGTCTTGGATGAACTCTTTTACCATTGCTACCAACTCCTCAATCGTTTTGTGTGGCGTGTTGCAATAAGCTCCCCGTGGTGTTTGTGGCATCTCGTCCTCCTTGGTTGTGTGTGTGTTAGAGCCATGAATGATTTAAGACATAATCTGGTCTGTCATAGTCTTTGAATAAGGCACGCGAGAGATTCATTACAAGATGACAGCCCATGTCCATTCCACACCCATTGACTATCAGCCCGTCTTTCTTAGCGTGTCGCTTTCCTAAGCCAATGGCTTCCATATAGCCTGTGAGATATAGTGGTCTTCGGTCTTCTCCAATCGCATAGAAATCAATTCGCCGCTGCATTCCGCTCTGTGACACATGGCGGAGTACGGAGTAGACCGTATCACCAGGCTTAAGCCATTTATAGAACAATTCATACGCATGTGTTTTTCGTTCAGTATCTTGTTTTGTCATGATTTTAACTCCCTTCATTAAACAAATTGTGTCTTATGTTTCCCACACATTTTACACTGTAGAAATATCGTGGCATATACTTCATGCACAATTGCATACCTATGCAATCCTATTTTACAAGCTAATTTTGTGAGTATGATCTAGGCTCCTTCCTTGATGGTGGTGAGTTTCTCATCTATCTCATTGATTAAGTCAGTACATGGGATTGAATGGTCCGACTTGAGGTAATAGCGTGCCCGCTTTAATAGTGCTACCAACTCCCCATGGGCATTGCATGCGGTATAGATAAATTCAGTTATTGCCCGAAGTTGCTCTTTACTTGTACGTTCGCCGGTATCGACAACCCCACCTTGTACATTGAGATAAAATAAATTCGTTCCTGCTTTATTAAGTTGATAAATGACTGGCTCTCCATCTTCATCGAGTATCCATTTGTGTGGTGTATGGTTCATCTTGTTATTCCTTCCCTTCCGCCTTGGCAATGGCCTTCTTTGCTGCTGTTAACGGTTCATTGAGTATAACATGGTCATTTGTTAAGCTGCCCCATTCCCTACAGATTTCTAATTCATTCACAAGCTCTTTCAATGCCTCCAACAATTCCTCATGGGCATTGCAGGCTCGGACGATTGGGATTGCATCGTAGTATTGTGTGAGGTATTGTTTCATCTTGTTATTCTCCTGTTTCAACCAATCGTTTAATGGTCCGATACAATCCAAGTGTTGTCTTCGTTCCCCCACTTGTCTCTACCCTATCAGGGTATTGTTTGGTGAATTTCAACCCTAATAGTTCGATTAATAATTCACCACGTCGTCTTTCTTCATTTTCGTCTAGTGGTGTGTGGTTCATAAGAGCATCCCTCCTTGCTGTACTGTAATTTCTACCGTACCTGGTTCTACCCATTTCTGTCGTTTAGTCCATTCTGCCCAATCATTTGCAGTTTTGAGGCTATTACAGACTCGATAGATTGTCTCCTGCGTATCACGATGATGATAGGTTACAATGTATTGTGATTCACATTTAGGTTTACGTGTTCGTTTTGACGTATGGGTCATCTCATCCCCCTGGTTGGTGTGTGCGTTAATTGACGAACCCATTATTTGCTTGTTTCAATGCTGCCAATTCATTTGCAGTAATGCGATACCCCTTGAATCCGTCAACGCTAACCTCATGTTTCCGAGGGTACACATAGACGACACGGTTATGACGACGCATATAGATTATTTCCGCCGCAGTTATTAGCTTCATCTCATCCTCCGTGGTGGTGTGTGCGCGGTTAGCGTTAGACAATCTCATACCCATGTATGATCCAGTCTAGGTGGTCTAACCCCTCCGCTTCATTAACTGTGTCGGCATCTTGGTAATAGTAGGCGATCAGTCGGCAATCATTTCCATTATGATCAGTGCATATGATGGACGAGCTAAACTCAATCTCATCTTCCCATCCTGCCAGCATCAAGCGGTTTGTAAAGTCGCAATTCTCCGCCTCAACCCGCTTGACTGCTTCGGCGCCGACCTGATCGATAGCCTGCTGTCTTGACAATGTGCCTTTTCTCATCTCATCCTCCCTTGGTTGTGTGTGTGTGCGCTTAAACCTCAACGATTCTACCTGGTGCGACTGCGTAATGTGTATTTCTCAATTGTTGCATTAAATTAAAATTTTTGTCCCGTCTAGCATCCACGTGAAACGCTGATAGTCGTGTATCCATCTCAATTGGGTACAATGTAAGTACTGGATAGGTCGCACCTATGCGCTCACCCGTTACATATTGTGCATTGGATCGGCAATCGCAAGACCGATCAAAGGTATATCCCAGTTTTTCATATTCTTTCTGCAATGTGTAAATTGTGCACCTGACCCATCCATTTTTTAAGCGGTAATCAATTTCGTCTTGAATTCTGTTGATACTCATGTTTGTGTCCTCCTGGTTGGTGTGTGCGTTCATGCCTTCATAGGATACACTCTTACATACCCTGGTTTCCAATCTTTTCCGCCATACCCTTGCTCTCCTGCTGCTTTCACATGTTTGTGGCATTCAGGGCCAATCAGAACAATCTGCCCATCATGTGTGTCTGCCATAATAGGACGCTTCATAAGTTTGTCACACAAGAAGCATCTCTGATTGTTGTTTGTATTCATACCTCTACCTATTGCACACATGATGCCATCCTATAAAATCGTATAGTTATATGATATATCATATAGTTATGAGATTGTATGATTTATATCACACTTACAAGTTGTGGCGAATTTGCATTAATGAAGTGTGTGATTTTTGCCATTTCATACTATTTGTGATATATTACATATAGTTAGATAAGTGTGGCGTTTTTGTTTGCCATTTCAAATGTGCTACATATCCTCTCAGGCCGTCGCTCCGCTCCGGTATTCGGAGGCATCCAGTCTATCCTATAGCAGGCCACCCAAGATAGAGAGGGTGGCCCCTATAATAGGGACCGTATATATAGCAAATACACGATAAATGCTATATATACACTAAACTTATCGCCCCCCTTTTGTCTTGGGGGGCGCCGGTTGTAGTTAGTTATATACGTTATATACGTTTTATACGAAATATACGGTTGTGTCTGGGGGGTAGGGTCATCGGTGGGGTTTATATACGAAATATACGAAATATACGTTTTATACGGTTGTGGTAGTAGAGGGGTAGGCATCTCCATCCATGCCTACACCCTATAGATGTATCCAAAGAGATACACTGTGGTATTTATCACACACTCTGTTGTAGAAATGACACACTCCCTCATATCTACAAGGATGGGTGTGCATGGGTGCACACATTGGACACACATGATACAAACATTGGACAAGGGATGGACGTAGATACATGCAAGAACCATGCCAGCCCGGTATAAAAAGAATGTTGACTAACCTACTCAACAATGTATCCATAGGTTACACTCAATGGGGCACAAGCATTGCAGGCATGGAAGCAAGGGTACTTGATTGGGGCACTAAGCATCCATCAAGTATGGGGCATGTGGTGTAAGCTATTGATATATAAGGACATACGTTTTAACATAATGAAACATTATCGGAACCTGAGCCACATGCAAAGCTTGTGCCGTGTCATTGTATGCAAGATCTATGCCACCGGCATCGATCAGGCAGACCCCCCGCCGTCATGTGTTTGGGTCCCATTTCCCCTTTGCACCGCCCAAACAAAATGAGCCAGATCAATGACTTATATAATGATTGTGATAACGAATTGATTTATTTGGGTTTATGGGGATTGGGGGAGAAGAGCCGTTCAGGGAATGGGAGCACTTTTCCTGAAAAAATCAGGGGTGTGTCAGAAAGGAGACAATTGTGATATAATAGAGATATGGGATATGGGATGAAAGGGGAAAGGGTACAGGAACTCTCTCTGGTCTATGCGTAGATCGTCCCGTGATAGGGAGCCCGTAGTGTGTGCGAGTGAGGCAACAAGGCCCTTTTCTTCCTCCTTATCTTAGGTGAATATGGATGCCGATCAAGAAATTCCACAATGTCCTCTCCAGTCCCAACACCCCGCAACGGGGGTCCTCTGGTACGAAAAGCCCCAATCAGAAGAACCTAAAAGCTCCGAATGCGGAGCCGAAGGCGACGCCTCCCCTTACCTTACGAAACCGTACACCGAATGGGGGCTTGTTAGCCGAACCCATTCCGAACTCCTCCGAGCCAACCAAGCGGTACAATCGGGACTATCTGAAGGACCGATGGCAGACGCTTTCAGGAAGAATGATGGATTGGCTCCATCAGGGCAATCGGCTCGAGGACATGATGGCCGAGACGAAGCTAAGGGATATTGGGGTGATGTTGGGTATAGCAACCGAAAAGGTCCTACTTTTAGAAGGACAACCGACTTCGATAATTGGGCAAGCGGAATCAAAGAAACTTGAAGATCTAATACCAGCTTTGTTGCTTGAAGTGAAAAGACGTGGCATAAAAGCAGATGTAACTGAACGAAAAGTTTCACTAGAAGTTCCACCAAATGTTTAAAAGACAAGAAATAGTTAAGTATCCGAGAAGGAATAGAACATCACCAAAGCATAGGCGATATCTTGCTGATTGGAATGCTGCACGTCGTGAGAAGTGGAAATTAGCCGCTGTAAATGTCTTAACAAATGGCGAAGGAACATGTCGTAATTGTGGTCAAGGTGACCTTGATGTTTTAACATTCGATCATATCGAAAATAATGGGAAAGAACATCGAAAAGATGTTCCAACAGGTAAGTTTTTATGGTGGCTAATAAAAAACGATTATCCTGATGGGTTCCAAGTTTTGTGCGCAAATTGCAATCTAAAGAAAGAAGTTATTAGACGACGAAAGAATCGAGAATCTTATGTCTACTAATCTTCTTGATTTAGATATCAATTCACTTGGTTCACTGTCTGATGATGAACTCAACCAGTTAGCAAATTACGCTTTATCTTTACAAGCAAAAGATCGTCAAACCAATCAATTAAAATACTATATCCCTGTTTCAGAAAAAGCAATCCGTGTTCATCAATCAAATACGAGTGTGTTCTTTTTAGCTGGAGGGAATGGGGCGAGCAAAACGGACACGGCTTTGGTGGATATGGTTATTTGTATGACAGGGATTATACCTGATTCTCTTAAGCAGATCTATCCATTAGAAAAATTTAGAGGTCCTATCAATTGTCGATTAGTGGTTGAATCAATTACTAATACACTTGAAACAATCATACTTCCAAAACTTAAGTGGTGGAATTGGCAAGGAGTTGATCAACCCGGTGGGGCACGTGGGCATTTTGGGTGGATACCTCAGCATTGTTTGATTCGTGGCGAATGGGACCATTCATGGACGGCTCGTACAAGGACGTTGGAAGTTCGCTATCATGATCCTGTGACAGGTGTGTATAAAGGGATTTCTCGTTTGCAGTGCATGTCATACGATCAAGATCCAAGTGATTTTGCATCGGGTGACTTTCATATTGTACTGCATGATGAGCCACCTAAAGAAATGATTTGGGTTGAGAATAGTGTTCGAACGGCCCGTGTCAAAGGTCGAATGTTCCTTTCCATGACATGGCCAGATGACCCGACTATTCCCGTTGATTGGCTGATTGATCGAGTTTATGAAAAATGTATCCCCGGAAAAGATCGTGATCCAAATTACGAAATGGTTGAAATGTACGCAACCGAAAATAAGAATTTGGATCAAGATGCCATTGCGCAAATGGCAAAAAATTTAACAGCTGCTGAACGGGCTACTCGCATTTACGGTCAGCACCTTCGTCTTTCTAATCGTGTCCACCCTCTCTTTACTGATACTGATCATACTTGGTGTTTTGAGTGTAATGATCTTACCATCCTTACAGAAACAGGGGCTTGCGGGACCTGCTCATCCTCTTCAGTAGTCTCATTTAATCACGTACAGCCACTGCAAGTGAATCCTCTGTATCCAGTGATTAATGCCTTAGATCCTCATCCCCGCAAGCCCCACATGTTAATCTGGGTCCAAGTCACACCTGATGATGACCTGGAACAAGTGGCGGAAATGGAAGTCGATGGCTCTCCTGATATTGTCGCTCAACGAGTGAAAGACTTGGAAAGTGAATATGGATGGAAAACTATTCAGCGGATTATGGACCCTAATATGGGTCGGAGCCCTTCTAGTACTGATCGTCAGACTACGTGGCAAGATGCCTTTGAAACAGCTGGCCTTACGTTTGATCTTGCGGATGACGGGGAAGCAGGACGGCAAGCGTTGAATGATTATTTAAAGCCCGATCAATCGACTCAAAAGCCACGATGGATGATTGATCCCCGTTGTATGCGGACCATTCAGCAGATGAAACGCTATTCGTGGGATGATTTCAAAAAGTCTATGGAGAAGGATCAGAAGCAAAAGGCCAAGCAGAAATATGATGATTATCCCACATTGAACAAATATGTCATGAACAATCAACCCACCTTTCGTGGCTTGAAATCTCTTGGAAAGCCGATTGAAGTGCGATCTGGTCGGATGAATGGATATTAATGAAACCCCGTAAGTCAATCACACCTGAAGACAAAACTGATTTCGTCAAGACTGTCATCCAACGGTATGACGAGGATATCCAAGATCGATCTGATTGGGCCTCTCGTCGGATTCAGCGATATGCCAAGATGTTTGGCTGGCTCGAACCCAAGCATTATCCATGGCCCAATGCCTCCAATCAGCATGTTCCCATGTTGATGACGAATACCCAGAGGACCCAGGATACCCTTCAGAATGCGGCCCTCACAGCTCGTCCCCTTATGTCTGCTACGGCTGTCAATAAAGGAGACAGTGATAAAGGCAAAACGATTGACCAATTACAAGATTATCAATTCTTTGTGGAACAGAATGGAGAGGAGAAATTGGCGATGCTGGCAGATAGCTTCGTCAATGACTCACGCTTTATAGCCTTTGTCCCATGGGTCAAGGAAAAGCGAAAAGCGCGTGAAGTCCATCGTCTACCACCTCTCCCCGCAAATGTGGATCCTCGCCTCTTCTATGAGAAATTTCTTTATGATACCTTCCCCCAAGGAATGGTGAAGGCGACAAAGGAGAATACCTATACCGTCATTATCAAGCACCCTGAAAAGAAGGATTTCGAAACCATCAAGGGTGAATTCTATGTTGATGATGATCAGCATTATTGCATCATTACTCGGGATAAAGTTATTTTTGATGCACCATGTGTTATCCCGAAATCGCTCGAAGACATTATTATTCCCTCGCGGTGTGAGAATCTCCAACCGCCCTCCCCCTCGAACCCGATGGGGGCAGATCATGTAATCATGGTGGATTATCCCTCATGGGATGAGATTCATCGTCTTTATAAGAGTGGGTATTATGACCTGCTTACGGAAGAGGATTTTGAAGCATTCGAGGAACGTGTTGAATCAGAAGTGGGTGATCAACCTGCCGGGATGACGGGGGATACGGAACAACACAAAATCGCCATGGACTCCATGGCTGGAATGAAGTATGGAAACGCCCGTACTACCTCTAAAACATTCACTCGCCTTACCTATTTCGGGAAGTGGCAACTCAAGGATGATGAATTTGAAGAAGAAGTCGTGGCGCGTGTCATTCTAGGACCGTCTCGAAATATCAAAGCCCTTGCTCGTTTGAGGTATCTGGAGGAGGAATTTCCTAGGGAAGACCTCTCACGGCCACGTCCCTTTGCCTGTTCTCCTGCGTTTATCCCGATCCCTGGTCAGTTCTATGGGATGAGTCTTCTTGAATTACTCGAACACATGCAAGACCTGACCAAGATCATCTTGGATCAGGCCATTGATAAGCATACGATTTGTAATACCCCATGGTTCTTGTATCGCTCTACGTCAGGTGTACGACCAGAAGTGATCAAGATGGAACCAGGGAGTGGTTATCCTGTCTCGAACCCCCAACAGGACATTTATATCCCCCAATTCCCTCAAGACGATCAAGCCATGGCAATGAATATCATTGCCCTTGTCCAACAGTGGTCAGAGCGTCAATCGATGCAAGGTTCCCTCCAAATGGGGGCTGTCCCTCAAGGGAAAGCCTCTGCTCTCCGTACCTCTACGAACATGATGGCCTTGATGCAACAAGGGGATGCTCGCCCTGAAAGAATCCTTCGTCGCTTCTTCAAGGGTATGGCTGAAGTCTATCAGCAGATGCACGAATTGAATAAAGTCTTCCTCCCCCCACAAAAGCAATACCGTATTACAGGCATCACCCATCAAGGGGCAGATCCTTATCAGATGGTGGAAGATGTGAAGGAAATCCAGGGGATGTTCCAGTTTGATTTCAAGGCTAATTCTCTCAATACCACAAAAGCCATTCAGAGTCAGATCTTGTCAGAATTAATGCCCATGATTATGAACCCGATGACGATCCAGATGGGCCTGACTGCCCCTGACAAGATGTATAACCTTCTACGGGATTACATTGTGAGTGTGGGCCAGGATGAACATCGCTATTTGAATACCCCTCCAGATGCAGATGCCCCACGGATCTCAGCCGAACAAGCGATGGGCCAGATGGTTCAGGGAATCATCCCTCAAGGGGTTCCAGCGGAAGGAGCACAGATTCATCTCCAAACCCTGATGACCTTCCAACAGGATCCTCGCTTTGCCCCCTTACTCCAGAATGATCCTGCTTTTGGGATGATCTATCAGGCTTATCTGCAACAGGTACAAGTAAAGGTCCAACAGGAACAACAGATGGCGATGATGGCCCAACAGTTTGCTCAATCGATGGGTGGAGGTGGAGGACAACCAGGGCCTCAAGGTTCCGTGGATCCCCAAGCGGGTCAGATGATGCCTCAAGGCCCGAATCAAGTGATGGATGAATCAATGCCAAGTGCTAAAGGGATGATGTAGTGGCTCCTCTTGTAAGATCTCGGTTTTATATTGGTTTAGAACAAAATCAGGAAAGTTTCAGTAAATTATTACGAGAGATTACAGGTGAACACGCAAGTGATTATGATGAACCTATCACTTTAACGAGGGGTCAACTTATACGTTTAGAATGTTGTTTTAATAATTTACTAAACACCTTTATGTGGAACGAAGAAGAACGTATCCAAAAAGCAATTGAGCAAATCTAATGGCAAAAACCAAACACCTCGAAGCCGAAATCTGGTGCCCTGATTGCCGAGTCTACGCAGGGAAAGTCTGGAAAACTGAACTCCGTGATGGGATGTACGAACACTATACAGAACCCAAAACAATGCCTAAGAAGTGCTCTTTGTGTGAGGGGGTCTTGGTAAGGAAAGCGTGATGTTATGGGCTTTACAAAATTGGAATAATGTTTCTCGTGCAGCTTGTTGGTCTAAGGGAGTTCCTAATGTTGATACAGTTTCAAGATTTCCAAGGAATACACCAGCTTGAAACAGATCAATAGGATTGATTGTTCGTGGATACGATAGGGTCCATTTGGTTTGGGGGTCATTATAACTGATCATCGGTGAGGAAAAATAAGAGTTGATAAGGTTAGATGCACGTTGTTCTAAGCGTTGTTCAAATTCAATCCCTTCGCAATTAGGGAGGTGTTCGACATCAGATGAAAGTTCCCATGGTTGGTATGCTTTTAATAAGAGACATCGAGGACAATCCATGGCATGGAGTGTAGCATAATGCCCCCTACCCGTCAAGAATATCTTTCATTGATCCAACAGGAAAGCCTGGGTCGCCCTTATATCACGTCCTTAGAAACTGCTGTCGGATTGGTTAAAACCGCAGCTGTCTCTTTCGAACACCTTACCAATAACCCAGAATGGGATCGTTTCTTATCCTATATCCAAGCTGATCTTGAAGGACATCTCAAAGAACGCAATGAATGCCTCCGTCTGTGTGGGGAGACCTCAGACGAATTGGCACGGGTCAAGTATCAATATCACAAAGGCTACGTGGACGCCTTAGAGAAAGTGATGGCGTTACCCAACGAATTGTTACGGACTTATCAAGAACTCCCGAAGTAATGTACCACGAGGTTCTCACCCCACCAGAAGCGGGTGCGGTCCAACATCAACCACAATCGATGAGGAGTGTGTATGAGTGAGGAAGCCAGCGATCCAGTAGTTCAGGAGGAACCCAAGACAGATATCTCTACTCAAGCCGAGGATACCACACCGAAACCAGATGGTCAAGTAGCCCAAGAGGACACACCAACAGAAGAGAAGGTGAACCCACTTGAGCCAGGTGGTTCTCGATTTAAGGAAGTGTGGGCACGAGCTAAAAAGTCTGAAGCGCGCTTAAAAGAACTTGAAACGGAACGCCAGCGGGAACGTGAAGAACGGATCCGATTGGAGGAACGGCTCAAGGTCAAAGAGGAGCAACAGACTCAGAAAGAGATGTCATGGGAAGAACTGGAGAATGGCATCGCGGAAGGGAAGTGGTCACGGGCACAGGCACAAGAATACAAAGACAAGATGACTGAGCAACGTCTGGCGAAGAAGTTCGAGGAGCAAGAACGCCAGAAGATGGCCTCAACTCGTATTCTGAGTGAAATCGGACAATACCAGCAACTTATTCCTGAAGTGATGCAACCGGGGAGTGAGGAACGAGCCAAGTATGAACGAGAGTATGTCTATATGGTTCGTGAACTGGGAATGCCGAACAACCATGCCACTGAATTAGCAGCGGTTCGTGCCGCATTCGGTGATATGGAAACGGTGAAAACACGCCGTGCTTCTAAACATGTGACCACTGAACAGGAACCCTTTATGGAAACTCATACCGCTCAACGTCAGAAGTCTAATGTGAAATCTTTTAAAGATACCCTCCAACCATGGGAGCGTGAAGGTTATGAGCGATTGATTAAGAATCACGTCTACAAAGATTGGAAGGAAGTCGAGGAAGAACAAAAATGGGCCCCTAAGGCCATTAACCAAGGACGCCGATAATGTCGCATCTGCTCATCAAGAAAGAATGGACCCGTGAATCCATCCTCGCTGCCCACGAAGCGGGGGGGCGAAAACGGGGCCGGACTGCTGGTGGGTGGGTCGATGAATTGGCGGCTCAGAAGAAGGTCATTACGTTATGCCCCCTCTGTACGGGGAAATTTAACCCTGGAAAGGTGGGATATCGCAAAGAAAAGGAATACCCGGTGTGTATTGCGAAGTGTGATGGGTGTTCTGTCACAGACCCAAAGTGCTCAATGTATATCTATTCAGAATTGTATAGCCAAGTGCGATCCACAGCAGAAGAACGTCGGGAAAGCGCCCGTCGTCGTCAACTAGGGATTGAACGAGGTCATTTCTAACGGTCACACCCCTGGACCTTTGAAGCAGGGTTGAAAGGATTGTTCAGATGAAATTTGCATATTTGTTGTCGAGTTCGACTCCGGTAATTAAGAAGTACAAAGCCTCTGCGGCTCAGGCCGTTGGAACCGTCGTGATTCGTTCTGCTGGTGGTGCGAGTGGTCAGATGTCTACATCTACTACCACGTCATTTGCGGATTCGGTTGGGCTCTGTGTGGATAACGGGACCGCTATTGGTGGATCCCTTACCTATAGCACGACTCAAGGCGCGGATGAAGCGGTCTTTGGGGTACTTGTGAATCCTGATGCGGTTCTTCGCGCAAGAATGGTGACGGGTGCCACGGGTACTTCGATCACTGAGGATACCGTTGCTACGGCAGTGTCGAATGGTCTCACGGTTGTCGGGGGCACATCAGTGGCCTCTCCCGATATGGACGAAGGGGTGATTTGGTTTACGAGTGGTTCCAATGTGGGGCGTTCTCGCAAGATTACGTCTACGTCGTCTGTGACGGCAACGGTGATTGTCCCGTTCCCCTATGCGTCTGCGGTGGGGGATAAGTTCTGCTATGCCGGTGTGAATATTGGTCTTACAGGTGTCACGTTGACCACGGATTTGAAAGATGTTCGTGCGGATATTGCGGTATCCACAGGGGCCTCTGCGACGTGTATCGACCTTGAACTTGGTCCGGCTACGGATAGCTGGGTTCATCTCGTCTTGGCCGATAACGTGTTCAACATGGCAACCTAATTTAACCTAAAGGAATAGAGAAA